TTATAGATTGGTCATGGACTATGAGGAAGACTTAACTTTACTTAGAATACTATTTTGCTGCCTTTCAAATCCGGGAACTTTGGACATAATAAACTTTTTAAAGAAACACAAATATTTATTGAGAATTAACCACTTACCAGAAGTCACGGTTTATACGTGCAATTATAATACAGCCGATTACATAATAGACTGCATGGAGTCTGTTTTAAATCAAGACTTTGACGACTTTGAGTATATAGTTTTAGATGATGGGTCTACAGACAATTCCATGGATGTAATCATGGAATATTACTCTAAATTGAGTCCAGTACAACAAAAAAGAGTGAAGGTGATAAGAAATGAAGAAAATAGTGGGTTGGTTTATTCTAGCAATAAGTGTACCGTTTTGGGTCGTGGCCGGTTTATTGTTCGCGTTGACAGTGATGATACTATACATCCCAACTTTATTTCCGAAACCGTCACACAGGCCAGATTGGACGAATCCGACGGTGTCCTTACAGGATATAATGAAACGAAATCTGCATTGACAGCAACAGCGGAAATTTTAGAAAACATGTGGCATCCTGCCTGTGCTTTATTGAGCCGGTGGTGTGTTAATGAATTGAAATATAAAGATGGTTTAACACCGGGATTTGAGGAAGGAAAGGAATTTTATAATAGATGGCGAAAGGTTTATAAGACAAGTTTTATCCCTAAGCCTTTATGGAACTACAGGAGGAGAGAGGGACAGAAGACACAAGATCCAAGTCACCCGAAAAATGAAGCTATATAAGGTAGTGACACTGAGAAGGGATTATTATGTTATAGCGTCTGAAAGAGAACATGCAATTTTAAGGTATTTAGATTTTGATGGATCAAAAATTTTAGAAATATATTGCGTGAAGGAAATCAGAAATGAAAATTTACGAGGTCAAGTTTAATAATGGTGATGATATTTGTGTTATTTATGTAGTTGCCAAATCGAAAAGAGAAGTGAAAAGAAAAATGATGGATAATTACCAGATTGAAATAAAAATTGGATGGATAAAAGAGGTGGACAGGTTTTGACACAGAATATTTTAACAGTAGACGTAGAAAGATTTCGAGAGCAAGTACATAAAGTAGGGACAAAGACTTTATTGAATCTTTTTACCACTTTGATGGATTTAAAATGGGAAGCAAAAAATAGAGTTTCAGATGATCAAGTTTTAGATATAGCCAGAAAAGAAAGTATAATTCAAGGTGAATTACAGAGAAGAGGCTATATTAACAAAAGAAATAAACAAGAATTTGAAGAATGGTATAAAAAAATAAACTTCAGAAAAGGAGTGTACTAATGGCTATATTTGCAGGCCCTTGTTTATACTATGATTTTTCAGAAACCAGAATGGTCCAACACACTGCAAAAGCACTTGTGGGAATAGCAGACTTTTACAGGTGTAAATTGTGGGGTGGTGGAACTCAGATTGACCGATACTATAGCGGAGTAGGTGACATTGGGATAAACGTACTACAGCAGATAAACGAAAACATAATACCGGTAGGATGCGAGATATTCACAAAAGAACACATTGAACTTGTGAAGGACTTATATTATTTTTGGTTTGGCGCTAGAAATTCACAAAACTATAGATTGATAGAGGCCTTAAGACACGTCACAGGGATGGTGCTTTTTAAGCGTGATTTTGGGATGACTGTAGATGAAACTATAGGATTATACGATATTTATACGAATCACGCAGCTTGTACGGATGAAGTGTTTTTTGTAGAGAGAGGGATTAACACATTTGATAGATTAGAGTATTCGAGATGGAGTCCAGACCTAAAAGGGGTGATAAGAATTAAGAACGAAAGGCCGGATATATTTGATAAACTAATAGTTGATTGTAGTCACAGTGTAGGGTATAAGGATTTCATAGGAGATACCTATAGGGCTTTTAAGGCGATAGGAGTTCAACATTTTATGTTTGAATGTACAATAGACGGGAAAAGTAAAACGGATCAATTCCAAATGCTGTCAGTAGATGAATTAGAGGAGATATTGAAATGATTGATTTTAGTTCATCACATTTTGACGCGATAAGGAAGAATTTAAATAATATAGAAAAGGCATATAAAAAAGGAAATTGCAATATAGATCCATACACACTGTGCTTTTGCGGTGTTATAGACGTGGCTACTATATATTTTATAAGTACAGGTAAAGACGAAGAGTTCTTTAAGTTATTTAAAAAAGATTTCATAAGATGCATAGGAGAGTATATTGATCAAAGTTATGAAAATATGATAAAAATAATAAAAGAGAGGGCGAACTAATGAAAGCGATAATTTTATGTGCTGGTATAGTTCTCAGTAGTACTTATATGGCGGACTTATTTTTAGTAGAGTGTTTAAAGGAGTGCTGCAAGACGAAAACAGAAAAGCACTGCCAGCAAGAGATAATGGATATTAGTGTAGCCCTCTGGTTAAAACAGGGTTCAGACGATAAAGATATACAAAAAATACTTTCAGATATAGCAGCGAACAAGATGACAAAAAACTGTCCTAAGACAGTAGAAAAATTTTACAAGGAGATGTACGGTGTTGAATATGATAATAAAGTTAGAAAATTGTCCGATATGTAAAGAAAATAAATGGCATGATTTAGATTATTTGAGGAGCCATAAATATTGGTATGATTTAGACCTTAGAGAAGAAGGTGAAGCGGTAGGATTTAAGATTTGTAAGGAATGTGGATTTTGTACTTATGACTATGTGAATGACAAAAGATTAGAAACCAGCTATAATCAGGCTAGACCAGTGATGACGGCCAACCATATAATCACATGTAACAGGAAAAACGAATACCATCGGGCTTTTTTGAAGGACGTAGAAATAGAAGGGCCTTTTCTAGACGTAGGTTGCGCACAGGGTAGTTTTTTAAACGATCTTAGAGAAAACAGAGCTTATGAAAAAGTAACAAAGATAGAGGATTGTGACACATATTACGGCACTGAATGGTCAAAAGCTTTCGCTAACTATGGAAGACATGAATATGGTATTCAAATTACACAAGAAATAGACATTAGATATATATATAATTTTGTCAGTTATTACCATGTACTAGAGCATATACAACACCCGGACAAAGAATTAGAAAGAATTAAGACAGTTATGAGAGATGATGCTTTACTATATATTTCTGTTCCTCTCTGGTTTGACGTTTTAGAGGAATGGTCAGGTTCGTTTTTAAGAGACTGGGAGAACTACCTACACCTAAACCATGTGAATGTATTTTCAAAGCAGAGTTTTCATAATTTACTAAATAATGCAGGGTTTGAGATAATAAAAGAAGATGAAGCACTATATGGGTATACGGTACTGTGTAAAAGGGGAGAAAAAAAGGATATAGTCAAAGAAGATTATAAAATTCAGCAGCAGATACTAGAAGCAAACAAAAAGGCAATTTAACTTGTAGATCCTATAGTTAATAAGCCACAAGAAGCATATAAGGTATTTTCTAAATTTCCAGACGCCTATTTTTTACATGCTATGAATAAGGACAACATGAAAAACTTTGAAGCACAAAAGGCAATATTGGAGGAAGGCTTAAAACAGTGTCCTAATAGTTCCAGACTGATAAACCAATTGGCTAAAATGTATTTCCAATGGGATGAATCTACACCAGAAAAGATGCATTATTCCAACCATATTAAAAAAGCAGAAGAACTATTTAAGAAATGTATAGAAATGAAACCGGGCGTGGAGGATAGTTGTTATTTCCTTGCTCTAATAGAGAGTAGATACAAGAAGAATCAAAAGAAAGCAGTAGAATATATGAAAGAGACTATAAGAATAAACCCCCAGAGGTTTACAGAGAGTTGGAATATGATATGTCTATTCTACAAGGATGCTTGACAAAACACTAAAAAAGGAGTATATTATGGGTATGAAGAAGAGAAGAGTGTTTAAAATAACAATAGGTTTATTCACAGGCATTACCTTAATAGTACTACAGACTATTTTAACACTTGTTAATGTCTGGGCAGTGTTCAGTAAACAGATTTCTACTCTACTAAAAGGAGTTATAAAATGATAGACCTAATAGCTTTAATACTAATATGTTTTGTAATATTCTGTTTTTTCTCACTATATGCTTGGATATTTTGGTGTTTAACAAAAGTAGACAAAAAGTAGAATGGGATTTATTGAAAAAATGATTTGTGGGGAATAATCAAATGGCACGCGGAGGTTATAGACCAAATTCAGGCAGAAAGCCTATAGAGAAAAGACTTTCTAATTATGAGAAAGCAATTAAGATGCTGGATGATAGTGTGGAGGATGCTTTACAAGTTCTTATAGACGGCCTAGATTCAGACGATAAGAATTATAGATTAAGGTGTGCTGAAATATTATTAAAAAAGAGTATTCCAGACAAAAATAGACAAGAAGTAACTGGCGAAGATGGTGAAGCAATTGAACACACAATTAGAGTAATAAGAGAAAAATGAGTTATGATATTATTCTTACAAAATGGCAATTTGAAGTATATGAGGCTTTTGATACATATAGATTTGTAGTAGTTTCAGCAGGTAGACAATCAGGAAAGACTTTTTTAGGTGTATTTCTTCTAGCACTTAGAGCAAGACAGACAAAATCAATAAACTGGTGGGTATCTCCTACTTACCAAAATTCAAAGATAGCATTTAGGCGTATTTTGGAACTACTTCAGGATATGGGAGCTATTTTTAAAACAAATAGGTCTGAATTAAGAATAGAGTTTACAAATGGTTCTAGCATAGACTTTAAGAGTGCGGACAGAGAAGAAGGGCTTAGAGGTGAAACGGTCGATTTTATGGTAATTGATGAAATGGGCATGATTAAAAGAGACGCTTACCAGTACGCCCTAAGGGGTACAATTACAGCTACTAGAGCGCCTGTATTATTTATAGGCACACCAAAAGGAAAGAACTTATTTTACGAGCTATATTGTAAAGGGCAGGATTCAGAAGAAAAGGACTATGTTTCTTTTCAGTTCTCTAGTAATGAAAGCAGGTATTTTAGTAATGAAGAATGGCAGGAAGTACAAAAGTTGCCACAAAAGATATTTGAACAAGAATATAAGGCTAAATTTATAGATGACGGTGGTGAAGTATTTAGAAATGTGAGAGAATGTATAAAAGGTGATTTCGATGAAAAAAGACTGTCTAAGAAAACATACTTTGCAGGTGTTGACTTAGCTAAGAGTACAGACTATACAGTTATATGCATAGTAGACCAAGACGGTCATGTATGTGCGTGGGATAGATTCAACGATATTTCATGGACTATACAGAAAGAAAGAATAATAAACTTATGTACTAGATTTGACGCTTATATTTTAATAGATTCTACAGGACTGGGAGATCCCATATTAGACGATCTTAGTTTACATGTAAGAGTGGAAGGTTATAAATTCACGAATATAAGTAAAAGACAACTAATAGAGAATTTAGCCATAGCGGTGGAAAGACAGGAAGTTAGTTTTCCAGAAATACCAGAACTCTTAAATGAGTTAAGTGTATTTACGTTTGACCAAACACCCGGTGGGTTGATTAGATATTCAGCACCAGAGGGATTACATGATGACTGTGTAATAGCTTTAGCTCTGGCTTATTACGCTTGTCACAAAAACGCAGGTGGTAGTGATATTGTAGGAGACATAGGAGAGAGGATGGAATGGTAGGGCCAACACAGATTCTTGCTTTAGTGTGTTTTTTAATAGGCATTTTATGTATAATTCTATGCCTTTTTACAGTCTCATTTTTGGTTTTTTGTTTTTAAAAAAACTTGACAAATAAAACATTTATATATATATTTGTTATGTACTTACTGAATTCAGACAAAAAATAAAACTAAAAAATGGATAGGTTTATGTCAAGAATTCAGGTAGTAGACGAAAATGGCCAACCAAAACAATACTCAATAACAGAATATTCAAATGCAGTGCAAGAGTTCACGCCAGCACTTAAGCAAGAGGTCTCATGGGCCTCTACTGCTTTATTTGAAGGTTATAACTTCAGACCGTATAATCCAGATGCACTTTACCAGCAAAAGGGTAATTATGACCTATATGATGATATAAGGCAGGATGACCAAGTATATGCAGCTTTGAGTTTAAAGAAGCACATTATTCTAAATTCAGGCTGGAAAATAGAGTGTGAAGACGAAGATGTAGTTAAATTTATAACATCTTGCCTGAATGTCTATTTAGATGACACATTCGAGAATAAATTAAAAGAGATTCTCACCGCTTTAGACTATGGATTTAGTGTAACTGAGAAAGTGGCTGATATTGTAGAAACTCCGGAAGGGCCTAAAATGGTCTTTACTAAGCTTTTAACAAGAGCGCCTCACAGTTGGGAAATTAGAACAGACGATAAGGGAGCAATTACAGAATTAGTTCAATATACTGGCGGGCAAGATCAAAAGATTCCACTTGATAAAGTCATACTATATTCCTACCAAAAAGAGTTTGACAATTTCTACGGTCAGTCGGATATAAACAAAGGTGTATACACAGCTTGGTGGAGTAAGACCAATATTATAAAATTCTGGAATATTGCACTAGAGAAATATGCAATGCCAACTGCGATTGGCAAGATTCCAGCAGCAAGAGCAAATATAAAAGATGATATACTGAAAGTATTAAAAAACATTCAATCAAGAACTGCAATGACCATACCTGATGAAGTCATGGTAGAATTCCTAGAGATGAAAGGTAATGGATTTGACGCATACGAAAAGGCTATAAATAAGTATGACACAATGATAGCCAGAAAACTACTAATTCCTGACCTTATGGGATTAAGCGGAAGCGAGACAGGCGGAGGAAGTTATGCACTAGGAAAAGAGCAATTTGATTTATTTTATTCTGTGATTAGGTCTATAAGACAGGATATAGAAAGGATTGTGAATAGGCATATAGTAAACCAATTAGTATTTTGGAACTTTGGGAACAAGGTTGATGCTCATTTCAGGTTTGCGCCTATTGATGAAGAGCAGAAAGAAAAAGACCTTACGAGATGGACAGAGGCTATTAAGACAGGTAAGATTCCAGTTACTAACGAATCTATAAACTGGTTCTTAGATAAGGTGAATGCGCCAGAGATAAGCAAAGAAGAATTAGAAAAGATTGAGGAAGAAAAGCAGGCTTTTAAAGATCAATTAGCGAATAACGGTAATCAAGAAGAGAATACACAAAATGTGCCTAACAATAAGGAAAACCCAAAGAGTTCAAAACCTGAACCACCTAAAGAGAAACCTAAGAATGACAAGCCTCCCGGCCAGACAGAAGAAGACAAAAAGGAAATGCAAAAAGAGTTTTCTAAATATTATAGAGAACTTACAGTATTTGAAAAACGTAGAGTTGATTTTAACAAAGTAGAAAAGAAAGAAGCAGAGATACAAGAAAAGTATAATCAGTTGTTAAACGAGGCCTATAGACTAATAATAAATGGCGTAATGAACGACATTAGAAAAAAGCGGATTATACAGAAGAAGAAATTAGAACAAGTTAACAGTGTTAAGCTTAGGAACGTCAACCAGACTACAAAGCTTTATAAGGATATGATAAAGGACGCTTATAATTTCGGTACTTCTACGGTAAACAGAAAGAAATTTAATTTAGACAATGAAGACATAGCCAAGTGGATAGAAGAAGAAGCTATTAGAATTAGCGGTGTAGAATCAGAGGAAATATTAAAGAAAGTTAAGGCAGTTTTGGCAGAGGGTATAAGAAAGGGCTATGGAACACAGCAGACAAGCGAGCTTTTAGAAGAAGCTCTTAAGCCGTGGAACTTAGGTATTTCCGGTTCGCGAATTGAGATGATTACAAGAACAGAGACAGCAAAGGCGTTTAACCAAGCAAGAACACAGCAGTTTGCAGAGCTTAGAGAAGAGGGTGAAATTAGCGCATTTCAATTTTCCGCAATATTAGACGGAAGAACAAGCGATATTTGTACACAACTAGACGGCAAGATCCTTCTACCGCAGCAGTTAGAATATTTTCAACCGCCTTTACACCCTAACTGTAGAAGCTTAATAGTTCCTATATTTGAAGATGAAGAATTTGGGAGTTTTAGTAATATGCCACCTACAGAACCTAGGACAGGCGGTGGTTTACAACTAGTGAGGCCTAAGAAGTGATAATTCAGACTAAGGGTTCAGAAATAGATCAACTGCCTTTTAGTGGTTTACTTTCCAGTCTTGTAATAGACACAGACAAAAACTGGCAGGGTTATAATATTACAAATTTAGGCGCGGGCGGGCATGACGTAAACGCAAAATTAAATTCCTTAAGTGATTTTCTCAAAAAAGATGGATCAGTTGACTTAACAGGTGATTGGACTATATCTAGTAATAATGTTACACTAACAAGTGGAACTTTGGCAGCTAATTTATTAAATGGCGGTTATACAGCTACAAGAGTCTTGATAGGCGATAAAGACGCCACAGGAGCAATTAAAGATGAATATCCAACAGGCGGGCCTTCTGGATACATGACGTTTAATGGCAACACTTTCGAAGTTGTTGGAGCGGTATCAGGCGATGTCAGGGCAGACGCTTTTACAATTGTTGGAACATTAGCAGGGCAGATATATTTAGATAATGATAATTTCTGGTTTTTGAACTCGAACTCGAATAAAGATATTGTATTTAAAGTTAATGACGGTGGTACTCTTAAAGAGGCTTTAACATTAGTCGGGGCCTCGGCCTCTCTTGCGGGCTATGGTGCAACGGCAAGCGGTAATTATTCGCTGGCATGGGGATCAAGTACGGCAAGCGGACTGTATTCTGTATCGATAGGAACAGCCTGTCAATCACAACAGGCAGGAGATGTCAGTTTTGGATCGGGAGCAACAGCAAGCGGGCAATATTGTTTTGCGACTGGGAATAGTCCAACGGCTTCCGGATATGGGTCTATTGCAATGGGTGCCAGTGTTCAGGCGACGGCGTCTTACAGTATTGCAATGGGGTATCACTCTAAGTCAAGTTCCGGTCTGGGAGCAACGGCAATCGGGTATAACGTTGTCGCAAGTGGAGAGGGTGCGGTTGCTTTAGGCAGAGCCATTAATAATACAACTCAGGCAATATCAGCGACAAGTACAGGTTCTTTTGCTCACGGATACACTGGTGCTGCTCCAAGCGGTTTAAGTATAATTACATCAAGCGGATATTCAAGTTTCGCTCAAGGATATGCTGCAGGCGGTTTTATGGGCGGTGCTGGAGTTTGTGATGGTACAATTCTCAGCAACGGTCAGGGCTCTTTTGCACAGGGAGCAGCCAATGGAGGCGGTAACGCTGAGGGTAAAATATGGGCTTCAGGTGCTGGGGCTTTCGCTCAGGGTGCTTGCTATGGTGGATTCGGGGCCGGTAACGATGCAAGAATAACAGCTTCCGGCGCAGGAGGGTTTGCACATGGTTACGCTGCATATGGAGAAATTATTTCTATAGGTTCGGGTTCGGTTGCTATGGGTTACCCTGATGGCGGTACAATTCAGGCCGGAGATGTCGCAGGTGATTACGGTGCGGTTGCTATAGGATGGGGTAACACTCAGGCACTTGGAAAAGCCTCAATTGCAATGGGGCAGGCTGTAATAAGCTCAAACGCAGGGGACAATATAATAACGTTCGGCGAAAGTGTAACAAATACAAATGACAGTTCTTTTGGCATAGGGTTCGGGGCGTTAGATTTTCTATTCGACGCTACGGACTTCAAAGTTTTACAGGATAACCATAAAATACTTATAGGCGCGGGGAACGATTTAGAACTTTATCACAATGCTACTAACAGCCTTATAGACAGTAACACAGGTGAATTGCAGATTTGCGATAGTGCTACACCACGGATTAGAATAGACGGTACAGGAATGGCATTTTTTAATACTGCTCCAGTAGCAAAACCAACAGCACTAACGGCACAATTAACAACAATTACTTATACAGCTCCGGGAACACCGGATTATGCGATACAGGATTTATCAGCAGGCGGATTTGGCTTTGTTACAAAAGATGAAGGAAATACGGTCCTTTCAGTTATAGCAAATTTACAAACTCGAGTTGATGAACTAGAAACAAAATTACAAAGTTTAGGATTATTAACGTAGGAGAAAAAATAATGGCAACAGACAAAACAGAAATAGCGCGCAGCATAGTAACAAGTCTAATTGAGAGTATTCCACTTTTCGTGGGTTCGCTTGAGGCTATTCAGGGCTTACAGGAATGGCGTGACGATGCAGACGACGGTGATTCAATTGACTTTAACGATTACGAGTCAGGCAACGGGACAAACGAAGAACTTATCGGAGAGAACGCAACCGATATCAGGCTTAAGCATCTAGATGGCGCATTGGTTAATAAGATTCTGGGTGCGGTTCTTGGTGACGATGGTTCTACTACTGACAGTATAGTATATCACATGCAGAATACTACAGTCAGTACAGGTCCTTTATCAGGCAAGACTTATTGGGAATTACTACAAATGGTAAGGAGTTAATGATGAAGTACAATATTGATGAAGAAACTAAAAACATAATAGTTCAAATGTGCGATATTGCTTTAAAGGCCGGGGGTTTAAACAATAAACTGGCAGTTGATAGAGTTTTACAGGTTTTAGATGTAACTATACAAGAACCTGAAAATGAAGAAGTGGAGAAGAAGAAAAAGTAAATGTATGTGATAGCACACTTTACAACAGCAGGCGCACCAACTACAGGGTTAACACCTACTCTGTCTATTTACAGAATAGGGGACAGCACTCTAGTTGTAGCTACTACCACAATGACAGAAATTGGCAATGGAACGTATAAATACAATTTTACTTCTATAGCTGAAAGTCAGGATTATGATATAGTGATAGACGGCGGCGCTGCAATGAGTACAACTACAGAACGGTATAAACACCAGATAGTAGAATCGGATCATTTAAGGAGAATTACGACAGCTATATGAAATATGAAGAATTCATGGATTACTATTTAGCGATTTCTATTGGATTAGATAGACACAGCGTTGTAAATATATATGGTTCAGCTTTTGAGGGTGTGATTGATAATATGGTTTACTCAGATTCACCAGAAGACAATATGTTTGTTATTATAGACGGTCTAGACGAAGGCTACAACAGAAATGTAATGGAAGTAGAACTTAGGGGCGCAAGTCCAGTTGACATTGGTGAATTCCACAAGATAAATTGCATGCATACAGATGGGATAAATCAGGGAACTATATTTGTAGGGGATTACAGAATTAAACCAAAGAAAGTTAAAAGTCAGTATTCTGATTACACAATACCTGCAGGTCATACTGGTTTTATTACAAATGTATACGGTAAAGACGTTTCTTTGCAAATAAAAGAAACTGAGTTTATGGAAGTCAATAGAATAGACGGGAACTTTTGTTTTAAGGTTCCTTTTAAGGTTACTGAAATGAGTGATATTAGGTTAGTCAGTGCATGGCCGGCAGGTATACAGGTTATATTGATAGAGGGGGTTTAATATGGAAGAGACAAGAGAAGAGACTGTCGATTTTAACGATATAGAGATCTTTTCAACAGGAACATGGGAAGGTAAGGGAAGCCGACCCGGTGGCGATATTATAGATGAAGAATATCTTGATAAAATAGTTGACAGCTATAACAAAATAGGAAACAAAGTTAAGCCTAGACTTAGGCTGTCACACGATAAGAACGCAAGTGATGGTTTAACAGGCATGGCAGCGTTAGGATGGATCACAGATTTAAAAAGAAAAGGCAAGAGTCTAACTGCTAATTTTAAAAGTGTTCCAAAGAAGATAGCTAAATTGATTGACAATAAAGCCTTTGGGAGATTTTCACCGGGTATATGGGAGAAAATGAACATCAATGGCGAAATGATAGATAATGTTTTGGATCATGTAGCGTTGTTAGGCGCCGATATACCAGCGAATACGGATCTAAACGATTTTATCGATTTATATTATGATGGTACTGAAAAAGAGGGATTGAAGAGTTACACAAAGAAAATTCCACAAGAGGAGAAGAAGATGGAAGAGAATAAAATGGAAGAGCTAGAGGGAAAGCTAGCAGAATACGAAAAAAAGGAAGCTGAAATAGAGAGCAAGCTTAAAGAGTTCGAGCAGAAAGAAAAGGAATATGAGGAAAAGATAAAAGAGTATGCACAAAAAGAAGTTGAAGCATACGCGCAGAAAGTAGACGCATATCTTGATTCAGCTATCAAGGAGAAGAAGATACTTCCTAGCCAGAAGCATGTACTAATGGCAATGGCGAGTATTTCAGATCAGAGAACATATTCATATATTGAAAACGATGAACAAAGAACCATTGAAGGATCATCTTTTGATCTGTTAAAAGAGTTTATTGATAATCAGCAGCCGGTTATTGATTCTAACGAATCTTCACAACCTGTAGAGGTTGAAAAGCTGCCAGAAGAAGATAAGCTTCATAACGAGATCAAAAAATACGCAAAGGAAAACAATGTGTCATATCCAGAAGCTTATGATGCAATTGCAAACAAAGGAGACGAATAATGGCAATATATGGAAATGGAAGAGATTACGATCTTACTCTAATTCCTGATGCAGCTATGAGAACTACTACCTCGCAGTATCTATGTGTAGGTATGCCAGGTACTACTACAGCTACAGACAGAGTCATCGGAGTTACTTGTGACACCGCTACTACTGTTACTATTACACCTACAGCAACAGCTAATGGTCTAATAGGAGTTAACCAATCTTACCTTTCTGGCACTTCTGCCGAGTGTACAGTGAGGGTTTTTGGTCTAGCTAAGTGTACCGCTGCCGGTTCTATAAGCGCTTTTGACTTTGTCAGAGCATATCAGGGAGTAAGTACAACTACAAGAAGGGGACAAATTGTAGCGGTTGCTAATGGTGCGAGTGTATCTGTTGCAACACAATCAATTAGTTCACATACTGTAATTTTAGGCAGGGCGCTCGAAGACGCCAGCACTAACACTGTTATCACTGTGTTTGTCAATCCCAGCATGTATGATAACAATCTGGTATCATAAGGGAGGGACAAAATGCCACAAGGATCAACAAGAATTAACAAACCTTTAAGTAATATTTCAGTACAATATAGAAATGAAAACTATATTGCGAGAGATGTCCTTAAAGACATTATAGTAAACAAGGAAAGTGACCTTTATTGGGTACACAATTCCAACTTTAGACTTGAAGAAACCGCAAGGGCTAATGGATCACCGGCCAACATGGCTACTATTTCATTTAGTACTTCAAGTTATAGAGCACAAGAGCAGGCTTTGAAAGATGTTATCACAGAGACAGACGCAGCTAACACAGACGCGCCTCTTAATCTGCAAAGAGACATCACAGAGTATTTAACAGATCAAATTCTGCTTAAACATGAAGTAGACGCTATGACGCTACTTTTTACAACTACTACTTTTTCAAACAATGTAACACTCACTACAGCTACTACTTGGAATTATGCTGCAACTACTACAGCAGATCCAATTGGGGATGTTTTGAGCGCTACAGGTGTTATTCTGGCAGCTTCAGCACAAATGCCTAATAAGCTGGTTGTTGGTTGGAGTACTTTTGAGGTATTGAAAGAAAACCAGAATATTCACGAAAGAGTTAAGTATGTTCAGAAATCAATCGTGACCAAAGAACTTCTTGCAAGTCTTTTTGACCTAGAGCAAGTTCATGTGGGAACAGCGATTAGAGATTCAGCAAAAGAGGGAGCAACAGAAAATCAAGGTTTTATTTGGGGAGCAGATGCGATGTTGGGATATTTCGCACCAAGACCGGGTATAAAAACTAAGACTGCTGCTGCAACTTTCAGGGTCTCAAGAAAAGGAAATCCCATGAGGGTTCGCAGATGGTACGAAGACGACATAGAAGGAACTTTTATTGAAGTTTCTACTAAGTACGACATGAAGGCCATTGCGACAGCATGTGGTTTCTTATTTAAGACAGTAAACTTAATTTAATATTAAAGTGGGGTGGTTTAGGCTGCCCCACTAAAACTTTAAAGGAGATAATGACGAATGATTGAACAAGATTACAAAGAAATTGATAGAACCGGGATTAAGCCAAGAGACTATGGCCCTGTGGATAGGGTAGAGTATTTTTCACAGCAAAGACCGGACGCAGGCAAGATTAAATATTTAATGAGAACTATTTATAAAAATGGTACGATTAAACAAAAGATAATTGGAGTTGAGAAAAAAGGGCAAATGTTGTGGGGACATAAAACTCTAGAGGAGCAATAATGGCATATTCTTCATTAACAGCGATACAAACAGTACTACCGGGATTACCACAGACTACTACAGCAAGTGGTTATTCTGAAACAAGCCTAGTCGTGGGTAGGCATATAACAAGGGCGGATTCTTTAATAAACGGAAAGATTTCCAAAAGGTATTCTGTGCCTATAGATCCTACACCGCCTTTATTGGCTAATCTCAGCGAAGATATTACAGCCTATTATACATATAGGTCTTTTTATTCACAGGACAATCTTAATAGGCTAGAATATTTTGAGGATCTTCTTAAATTAGCAATGGACACACTGGAGCAAATACGAGAGGGTGACATTGATTTAGTAGATACTGCAGGATCGTTAATTGAAGAGATCACAGAAAAAGAGGGCGGTATTGTAGATTCTAATATGAAAGACTACCAGCCTCTTTTTGATATTGATGATTCTTTTGACTGGGATTTCGATTCCGAACTTAAATCAGAGGTAGAGGATGCCCGTTAGCATAAACATAGTAGGCGTTAAAGAAGTTCTAAAAAGATTCAAGAAGATGGAAAAGAAATTAGTCAATCCTGAAGTAGCTATGTTAAGGATAGCCGCACAAGGACAACGGGACGTTGTGGAACACTTCAAGGATGAACGAGGCCCTAAGGGAAAATGGCCTAATTTAAAAAGTCCTCGAAAGAGAGGCGGAACTAAAATTCTACAAGACACTGGAATATTAAGGGCTTCTATAAGGTCAAAAGCTGCAGCTAGAGAAGCTATAGTATTTACTGACCTAGTTTATGCGGCAACACATCATTTCGGTGATAGTTCAAGGAATATTCCTGCAAGGCCTTATATGTGGATTAGTAAGAAAGCTAAAAATTTAATGCGTAAAACACTAGCTAGGTTTATAATGAGGAAATAATGGCTTTAAATTTAATAACATTTGGCGATAGCCTAAAGAACTTGATAGAAAAGAACAATACTACTACTTCTAGTTATAATATTTCTGCTGGATTGAATGAAAAAGTAAAACAGGTAGTAAGGGGCTATCACGAAATAAAGCCTATTTTAAATATTAACTTTCCTAGTGTATTTGTAGAGCTGAATAATAAACAGGAAGAATTTGCACAATTAGGAAGAACAGACAGAAGAAATATTTCACTAAATTACAATATAGTTGGCGTTACTGATTACGGGTTAGGACAGCCAGACGGTAGAGAGGCGAGTGATGACGAAATGATTAGGCTGTCTAGTAACTTGGAAAGTTTGTTCAGAACATTTCCTAAGCTCTCAAATACTACTCAGGTATTACAGGCCTTAGTTTCAAATGTTAACTATGATGTTTCAGAATCTAATGATACTTACAATAGTATTGTAGAAATTACACTGACGATCGATTTATACTCAAATTAAGGAGATATTATGTTAAGTTCAGATGAAGTTTTAAAACAAAGCAAAGCAGCTTTTGGCCAATGGGAAGACATTTGGCGGAGTAACGCTAAAAAGAATGGGGAGTTATACAAAAAGAACGGTAGATTATATAAGGATCTACTGTATCAATGTGTTGGAAGAAATCTACTTTGTGTAGCGTTTGGTAACTCGTTTTTTAAAAACATTGATACAATAGCACAGTATAAAGATAATGTTATGATAGCATGTGTAGATAAGTGTCTGGGTTACCTCTTAGATGCAGGAGTAAAGCCTCATTATGTATTTATAGCAGACGCCGGGATTAGTTATGAAAAATGGATGGAACCGTGGAAAGATCAAACAGACGGGATTATACTCCTTTCTAATGTAAACGCGAATCCGGAATGGCCGTATAATTGGAAGGGGCCTGTCTACTTCTATGTGAATAAAGATAATATTCAATCAGAGGAAATATTCAGCGAAATCTCAGGATGTAGAGAGGTTATACCAGCTAGTTCTAACGTAGGAAATACTGTGGTAGTGTTTAGTACACAGGTCTTAGGATGCAGGGAAATGTATTTAGTAGGCTATGATTTTTGCTGGAAAGAAAATGAACCTTACTATTCGCATGGGGCTACTGATTCAGACAAAAGGTATTGGATGAAACACGCTGCTACAATTGATTTTAATGGAGATTATGCGAATACCAGTCAAAACTTATTATTCAGCGCTAGGTGGTTAAGCGACTTTCTAAATTCAGTAGTGAGAGGTAGACCTATATATAATTGTTCAGGTCAGGGCATATTAGCAACGCCTAGAGCGGACTTAAAAAAGAAATTAAAGAATTCAAAATTTGAAAAAGCTACTGAACAGGAAAAGCAGGACATTATGAAGGCTTTTATGGAAACAATACATATACCAGCGGGGCCTAGTTCACAGGAATTATTACAACAGACTTTACAAAACAATAATGTAGCGGAAGTCATTGTTAATCATATACCTAAACCAGTTTTAGAATTTTTGGAGGCAGTATGAAACTTAAATATATCGATCACAGGCCAATATATATTCCTAAATTGGCAAAGTACCCAAATGGGCTTTCTTTACCAAGTGGGGATAATACTCTTGAGGTCACAGAAGGAGAGAAAATAAATTTACTGAAACGGAAAAATGGAAATAACCCTTGTTTTGAGGAAGTGAGACAAAGGCGAAGTATAATACAGGAAATGGAGGAATAAAAAATGGCTGTTGGAAATGCAGTCCCTAAGATGGGATACCAAAGCGCGGTGGGGATAGCAGAAGAAACTACTTTAGGGACTTTTGTTACAGCAACCGCTTTTATAGAGTTTAATAGTGAATCTCTAAAACAGGAACGAGAGGAATTAAAGGTTCCTGCGGTTAATACGACCAGAGATTACAAAAAAAGAATGATAATGAATGAAACTGTAAGTGGTTCTTTGGAAGCGCCGGTTAATGTGGCCGAAGATGCTTTTGCGCTTATTGTAAAACAGGCTATGGGTGGAACCGTTAGCGCTAATACTCTTGCTGCTGGCGCTGTAGAACATACGTTCAATACAGGAGACATGGAAAGTAATGCTGGAACTAACACTTCAAGCGATGTAAAAGGTCTTTCTATATCAGTAAGAAGAGGAGATACTAACGTTTGGAATCACGCAGGTTGTAGAGTTAACAATCTTACTTTAAGCGGTGAGATAGGAAGCCCTGTTGGTTTTACTTGTGAGATAATCGGAAGTGGGTGTAGTATTTCGAGTTCTATACCTACAGTGAGTTTTTCGGATGTACTGCCAATAAACTTTGTTGACATTGCATTTGAAACAGGTGATTCTATAACAAACGTAAGTGCTGAATATGTTACTAATTTTGAGCTTTCACTCAATAATAACATAGATGGAGACCAAAGAAGTCTAGGAAGTCGGAATATTTCCGTCTTACCTCCTGTTATGAGAGATGTAGCTCTAACAGTAGGTATGAGATTTGACACAACTACAGCATACGATAGGTTTATTGATAACACTATGACTGCTATTAGAATAACAGCAGACACAGGTGTTACTATTACAGCGGGCGGTACTACTTATGCGATGATTATAAGAATACCGGCAGCTTATCTTAATTCTAATCAACCAGAAGTGGGAGGAGCTGAAACTCTTACACAAGAACTTTCTTATACAGGAATGTATAACACAGAAGCAGCGTATTCCATACAAATGATGATTAGAAACGCTACTGCAAATTATTTTTAAAGAGGTTTATAAATGGAAGTACTGAATTTAAAAAAAATTAAACAAGAAGACAAGGTTGTAGAGCTTGAAAGTGGGAGCTTTATAATTCCGGGTGAATTATCTGTCTTGCGTTCTCTGGAACTAATAGACGTTCAGAACAGAATGCAAAAAGACATCAACAATATTGAAGTCTGGAAAGAAGCTCTCCAAATGCTCTATAGAATCTTCAAGATAAGGCAGGAAAATCTTATCTTTGAGGATTTTACAGAAAATATAACTATGGAAGATTTTTCTAAAATTATAGTGTTCATATTCGGAGGTTTAGAAGAGGCCGAAAAAAAGTCGACAGACGATCAATCAGAAGAGCAAAAAAAGAAATAGTTATAGATGCTGTTCAATTGATCGCGGGCTTTTGTGAATTTTACCATATGGGTATAGACGAAGTTTTAGAGATGCCTTATCAAAGATTTATAGTTTTCTTGGAGCATAAAAACACGAGAATAGAAGAAGAGAATAGGGAGCTTGAAAGAATGAGAAAAAAGGCGAAGAAAAGATAATGGCAGTAACAGAAAAAATATTACTACAAATTCAGAGTGATGTTAATAAGGCTTTGACCGACTTGGTTAAGTTGGAGAAGAGATTTAAACAACTTCAAAAAAGCCAAAGTAAGCTCCAGAAGAATTTTAAACAAATGCAGACAGTCTTTTTTAAAGTTACTGCCGTTGCTGCTACTCTAGGGGTAGTTTACCAAAAGATTATTAAGCCGGCTTCTGATTTACAGGAAACAACATCTAAATTTAAAACAGTTTTCAAGGATGTCGGAAATGAAGCTGAAATTTGGGCTGATAAATTAAGGGAGTCTTACGGCCTTAGTGAAATTCAATCTAGAAAACTACTTTCTAATACTGCCGACCTGTTAACTGGTTTTGGGATGACTGGTAAATCTGCGCTAGATCTTTCTAGTCAGGTTCAAACTTTAGCTGTTGATTTAGCATCTTTTACTAATATAGAAGGTGGGGCAGAAAGAGCAAGTCAGGCACTTACTAAAGCTTTGTTTGGTGAAAGAGAAGCATTAAAAGAATTAGGTATAGTAATTACCGAAACTGAGCTGAATCAAAGACTTCAAGCAAAGGGGTTGGATAAGCTTACGGGGCAAGCCCTTAGACAGGCAAAAGCACAAGAGACTTTATTATTCGCACAAGAACAAAGTAAAAATGCAATGGGAGACTTTGCGAGAACTTCTGGTTCTTTTGCTAACAGAATGCGTATAATGAACGCTCGAATTGAGGATGTAGCTGCCAATCTTGGGAAGGGGATGCTCGATCCTTTAGCGGAACTTGCTGATACTATTGTGGGTGTGGGGTCAGGTGCTGCAACTGCTGCCGAAAGAATAGGTAGGTTGATAGGAACTGTAATTAGGCTTGTTAATGTAGCATTAGCAGGTGGTAAAGTAGTAATGAAGTTAAATCCTGTCACTGCTTTAATAGAAGCTGGTAAGGCCTTGACTGCTGGTGAAAATCCTATAGAAAACGCTAAAAAGACAATGGCTGAATTTGGTAATGCTGTTAAGGCAATGAAAGGAGATTTGGCAGCTTATACAGACGAAACTGAGAATAACACAAACGCTACAACTAACAATACTATAACAACGCAACAGAACGAAGAATCAAAAAAAGCAATGGGTGCTGCGGGTAAAGAAGCTATTAAAAAGCAACAAGAGGCCTTACAGTCTTTTAATGAGTGGCGTAAAAGTGAAGACGAATTAGAAATAGAAGAGATCAACAGAAAAAGAGAATTTATTATTGAAAATGCAATGCTTACTAATGAGCAATTGCAAGAACTGGAATTACTACATCAAGAGAAGTTAGCAGAAATTAGAGCAGAAGCAGAAGAGAAAGAAACCGAAAGAAGAATTAGAAACGTCCAAACGGCTATTCAATCAGCACAACAAATAGTGAGTGGTGTTTCTAAGATAATGAATCTCCACTCTAAAATGGAGCATACAAGACTAGATAATGATTTAAAGAAAAAGAAAGCTTTTGTAAACGCAGTTGTAAAAGATGAAGAGAAAAGAGACCAAATTATTCAGGCTTTAGAGTTTGCAGCAGAAATCAGACGTAAACAAATGAGAAAAAGGGAAGCAGAATCACAAAAGGCTGTCGCTATTGCTAATGCAATTATAGGTGCAGCAGGGGCCATTATTATGGCACTTAGTAGTTTACCGCCTCCTGCGTCCTTTATTATGGCAGCAATAGCAGGTGCTATGGCAGCGGTTCAGATTGGGATTATAGCAGCTACACCCATACCAGCACAGGAAGGTGCTTTAATTAAGGGTTCTGCAATGGGAACACAGATGATAGCGGGCGAAAAAGGAAAGGATGAAATGATAATTCCTTTCGAGAATGAAGAAGTTCAAGAAAGATTAGGCGAAAGAGGAATTATGGGAGGAGGTCAGAACATAAGTATTCATATGGAGGGCGCGGTGCTAGCTAATGAGAACTTACCGGAAGACTTTGTAGCAGCTATTGATAGAGGTCTTTTCAGATTAGACCAAGATTCAAATAGTACGTTTGCTTCAAAAATTAGAGAGGCCAATAATGGGTAACATGGAGTTTTTATATCAGAATTATGTAAACACTACTACAATAGTAACTGTTACGTCTGGAAGTACCTCAGTAGCAAGGTTGTTTGATAGAAAGCCCAGTATAATATATAGTTCTTCTGGAGATGACTCCGATTTAACTACTACTTCTATTTCAGTAGAGTTTTCTAGTAATAAAAGTGTTGATAGAATAGTACTACAGAATATAAACTTGAAATCATTTAATATTTATTATAACTCTAATACAGCGAATAAATTTAGTCTTTCGGCTGACTGTCTTACCCAGACAAGCGAGTTTTCTAGTAATAGCGCAACCTCACTATATTTAATGTGTAACACAACTACCACGATTTCGAGCTTCCAAATAGCTGCAACTTCAACAATTGACGCAAATGAAGAAAAGAAAATTGGCGAACTCTGGGTAAGCGGTCAGATATTACAATTAGAAAGAAACCCGAACGCAAGAGATTACAAGATTTCTAGAGATAGAAGAGAATTTAAACATACTATGAGCGATGGTGGTGTCGCAACTTATGTAATTCAGGATAACCAAAAGGCAGATATAAAAATTAAATATATTAGTGATAATCAGTACGATGATTTTGACGCTATGTACAACTTATTAGAACCTATAGTTTTTGTTCCGTTCCCAACAGGCACAGGTTGGCAAAACGAAAAACATACTATTTGGGAGATGAACTGGACTGACGATTTTGACGAAACTTTTTCAAGTAACATAAAGGGAAATGGCTTTAATGCTAGATTAAGATTGAGTGAAACACCTAAATGAGTTTAAAAAGTTTAATAAAAAGAGACAAAATGGAGGTTTTCCGGCGTCTTTATTTAAAGAGACGTCAAACCAATGGTGAATATGAGAGTGATTGGCAGGAAGTACCAAGAAGATTGATAAAAAAATGGGGTAATGTTAAATTTAGTGTAGATGATGTTAAGCCGAATTTTTATAAATTCTCAGGAGTTAATTTTCAGGTTCTTAATAATGACGGTTTTTTTAGCGAGGTAACACAGGAGCAGTCTTTTTGGTTTGGCTACTTAAGTCGATTTAGAACACTAGTTAAAATTGAAGCGGGATACACTGATACAGATGGAAGTGAACTTCCTACAGAATCTACACTGTATATAGGATTGATTACAAACGATTTCAAACAGAAACAGGATAATATAATACAGTTCCAGACTAAACATTTAAGTAGTGTATTTGAGGAGTTTCCGGCGGATAAAATACCGGGTTTAGGGGCTACGCAGACGGCCAGCGATGTTGTAACTAAGATTCGGGATTATATAGACAGCAATAGTATTTCAGTTTTTCAAAAATTTATTTCTTTAGGGGCTTGGACTATACAAACTACTACAACAAATTATAATATGGCTACTACTACAAATTTACAGGGTCAAAGCTGTTGGGGTTTAATGAAGAAATTAGCAGAGGCAGAAAACTATGTAGTTTTTGTAGATAAGATAGGAGAATTTTATTTCCAAGCTAAATCAGATGTTCCATCTGTTGCTAGTTACCATTTTAGTGGAATTGGAGATGGTGATAAGTCGCATGGCCATAATATAATGAGAAAAATTTCTATAGACGAAGGTCTTAGAAAGGTCTATAATCGAATTAGAGTTAAATTTAACAACTCGGATACAATAACAAGTTACTATATTAAAGAAGAGACTTGGGACTGGGGGGATTCTAGTTCTTCTTTTAGATTTGGAGTGCGTGAGTTTAATTACAATAATGATTGGTTAGTAACGGCTACAGCCGAAACAATAGGGGGCACTATTTTTAACGAATACTCAGAACCTAAGACAGAAATTAAATTTGACGCTAAATTCGTTCCACAGTTGATGGTACAAGATAGGGTAGACGTGACTTATCAAAGCGCGATTGTTACAGGCTCTAGCTTGTGGGGTTTTGATAACTGGGATGAAGCCATATGGGGAGGCCAGACAGGTTTTAATATAAGTCTAGTTAATCAGAATGTTAAGATATTGAATATTAAACACGACCTAGATAAGTTTGTAAGCTCTTTAGAGGTTAGGGAAATATGAGTTTTTATATATTTACAGCGGGTAGCATAGCAGACGCGGATCAATTTATGGATAATCTTTATCACACCAGACAGGGGGATATCTTGCCTAGAGGTGGCCAAAGTCTTACAGCTACGGATGCAGTCTATGACATAGGGAGTGAAGACTTTAAGTGGGATGACGTATTTTGCAATAATTTATATGTAAGTGGTTCTATTTCTACGAATGACGGCACCCTTTGGGGATTGGTCGGTGAAACTATAATTACTACTACTTCAAGTAGTATAGAATTTACTGGCCTTAATGCTAATTATTATAGAATGGAGATTTATTATACTGATATAAATACAGCCTCTAGCTTAAGGATGTATATAAATGGTGATTCAGCTTCAAATTATGGTTATCAAGAAGCCTATGGAATAATTATTTCGGGCGTAGGTTCTTCTATTGCGTCTTCTAGAACTAGCAGCGTTTCTTATATAGAGTCTGTCGCAACTACAAGAGACGCAACTACTACCGTTACCGATAGTTTTAGTGTGATTTATTTTGATGCAACTTTAAATCAAATTAGAACTATAATTAAAAATGAAGGTGGAAACGGCTATTATATAGGCGGAGCTTATGCGGGGCCAGTAATTTATAAGACTTTTTTATGGAACAATTCTATCGATACAATAACAAGTTTAAAATTTGTAAGTAGTGAATCTAATAATATAGGCTCAGGAACTACAATAAGGATTTGGGGAAGAATATGACTTGGAATATAATTCAAAACTCTACAACAATGAACCCGACTAAGTATAACGAAAACTTCTATCATTGTTTTCAAGGTTCTATTACCCCAAAGGGTTCAACTACTATGGAGAATGTAGCGGATACTTATGACATAGGAAGTTCTGTAACGACATGGAAGACCTTATACGCTAATAGTATAAGTGTAGCCTCAACTACAACGCTACTCAATAGCACTTATTCATATATATTTATTTCATCTGTAGAAGTAACAGCAGCTACTCAAAGAATTGAGTTTAGCGGTCTTAATGGTGATGTCGATAAAGAATACTTTGCTTTTATGCAAGTATATCTTACAGGTGGGGGAGATTTCACCTATATGTGCTTTAATAACCAAACAACAAGTGGATATTATGCGGTTCAACTATCTGCTGCTATATCTGCGCCTGCCATACTGTTTCAACCAAGCTCCAGAGGAATTCAAATCGCAGAAAGTGGAAGAGGTAACGATTTATTGAAAATAAATATATACTCTGAAACTGGTAAACAAAGAGGTGTTTTAGCTAATAATGCAGTAGGGGGGTCTGTTGCAAGCATATTATTATCAGGTAGAGTAAACGGATCTTGGACGGACACATCTAGCACTATCACAAGTATAACTTTTTTTACTAGTGTTGGAGCTGGGGGGCGCAGCTTTGTTTCTGGCACTTATATTGAGTTATATAAGAGGACTCCATAATGGCTATAACTTGGACAGTTACATCGGTTACGCAGAAATGGAATTTAGAAGGAACTCTTACGAGCGGTCTTACTTTAGATATAAATAATGCTGCAGGTGGTTCCGTCCCTACTGGTTCGACTTTGTATTCTTCTACCACATATTCCGGTGGGTCTTATGTAAAGACAGCCGAATACATAGCGCAAATTACGAGTTCTTCAAATA